AAAACCCATCCATTTTATTCATTATCTAGAGATCAAAAATTACATGAGCGTATTATAGATAGTTTGAAAATAGCTGACTATGTTACGACTACTACTGATTTATATGCAGAAGAAATTAGAAAAGTTACTGGTAAAGACAATGTAATTGTATTACCTAATTCTGTTGATCCAACATGGATGAAACAATTCCAAGATAATTGGAAACCAGACCCTAATGGTAAAGTAAGAATCACATATAGTGCTGGTTCATCGCATTTAAATGATTTGCAACAAATTCAAGGTGTTGTAAATAGACTTAATTCAGATAAGGAAACCAAAGGTAAGTTTAAAATTATATTGGCTGGTTGGGATACACAAGGAAGTACTACTGATATTAAATTTAATGAGGATTTTGGGAAGGAACTTCAAAAAAGAGGTCTCTGGAATAGAAAAACCATTAAATCAATTAATAATTGTAATGGTGATGTTGACAAGATTGAAGGGATTCCAAGTGATATAAAGGAAGTATATCGTGATAATATCTTCATTAGAAATAAAAGAGATATTAAATCAGAAGAATCAGTATATCTTGCATATGAAAAAATATTAACTGATAATTATGGTATCATCGAAAGTCCTGAATATGTAAAGTGGTTGAGTAAATATGAAAGAGATACATACGGTGATGAAGTAAATTTTGCTAGACGTTGGACTAAAAAAGCAAATATCTATGCTAAAGTATTAGATGAGACTGATATTTCAATAGCACCACTTGCTGATAATAAATTCAATAAAATGAAGTCTAACTTGAAGCAAGTAGAATGTTGGTCAAGAAAAATCCCTATTGTCACAACTGATATTCCACCATATAATGTTGATGGTGTTCATGAACATAATTGTATTTTAATCCCAAATAAAAAGAATTCTGAGAAATATTGGTTTAAGTATTTAAAGAAAATGATACTTGATGAGGATTATCGTAAAAAGATTGGTGAAAATCTTCATGATGATTTCAAAGAAAAATATAATTTAAAAGATGTTACAGCGAAAAGGGCTGAATTTTATGAGTCTGTAGTATATGAAGCATACCAAACAAGTTAAGGTGGCAAAAGCTAAAAAAAATAACGAGGAAATATTATCCGAATTAGGTAAAGGGATAAATGAGAAGCTTAGATATTTAACTAGGATTCTTAATGAACATTATGAAAATGATAAGTCTTTTTATTTACAAAGACATGAGTATATGTTTTTAGCTAATTTTATAATAAAAGATAATGTTTTTATATCTGACTCACCGATCTTTATGTATAACGGAAAGAGATTTGAATGTGATGGTACTTCGCTGTTAAATCACCAAGATAACCTATTGGCATTGAATTGGCAATGTGTTTTTCATGATATAAATCGTAATAAAAGAAATGGTAATTTAGTTGTAAATGTTAAAATATTAACGGAGGATTTAATTGATGATTAAAAATATATTAAAAGGAATTGTTACATTATTCAGAAGGATTTTTCTGAAGATTTATTTTAAAGTAAATCTCTTATTTTTAAGATTTGGATTGGCAATGAAAAATACCGAAGATGATGTCATGGCAAGTAAGTCAATGGTTGATGATAAAAAAGGTAAAATGCAGATTCGCCAGACACATCGTAATCCTGTCATTGAAAAGATGTTACAGGGTGAACGTGATGAGCAATATGTAAAAGACTATTATGAAATTTTACGTAAAGCAGATCATTTTATGAAAACAGCATCTCCAGAGAAGATTGCAATGGCAGCAGATAAATTTGGTATGAGCTATGGTAAGAAAGATAGGTGGGGTAGACGTTTTGAACACTACGGATTTTTTGATCCTAAACACAAGAACTATGGCATGACATTATCTGAAGCAATGGAGCAGGAAGTTAAAGATAAGACAACTAAGGATGATGATTATCCAATTGAGTTTATGTTTGATAATACCCCTATAATTGAAGGTCTAGCTAGTTTCAGAGATATGAAGAAATCTGATAAGGTTGGTAGTGGATATGAAGTTATGACACCTGCTGAAAAAGCTAAAGCACGTAAATTTCCAATGAGTATTGTTAGAGATAATAAGGATGCTTTTAATAAGATTGAAATGTTGACTAGCTTTCTTCATGTGAAGAAAATGTATGAAAGGGATAGAATATTGGAGTTTTTCATTCCTAAAAAATATGGTGTTGGTAAACATCTTGACGATAAAGAGATATTTGATGAATTGATAAATATCAAGCAAGTGTGGATTAAAGATGAGTATGATGGTAAATATGGTTTCACTGTTAATGGTTACCGTAAATATCTTGATTATGATGATAAGTATGATGTGTTGAAATTCAATGCATATAGAATTAGAAACATGGATAAAAATGAATAGTACTATCTCAATCCCTGAAGAATTAATAATAAAAAATGTAACGTTTACCTATGGTGAATATAATTACATATATAAAGTAAAATAAAAAATTATGAGTAAAGAAATTGACGATTTAAGAAATAGAATGGCTAAAGGTGAGACATCCAATATTGAAAAATTAATTAATTTAGAAAGAATCAGAGCTATTGATCAACAAGCTAAAATGTATGATAAGACTAAACCTGTTACTAATAAAGATAAAGGGTTTAGAGATATTCTAGGTCAAGATGGTAAAGTGAATGAAACATGGGAGAATGCTAAAGCACCATCTATTGAAGAACGTGAACGAGATTATCAAGTAGCAATGCAGCAACAGAGTAATGAGAAAAGGGTTGTCTTTAAAGAAATTTATGAGCAGAAAAAGCAGAACATTTTTCAGAACATGGATAACATTTTAAATGAACTGGATGCCATAGATAACCTCCTAAAGGGCTTATAAGAACTTTTTCTCGTACCATAGGTATTTATAATAAATAACATTAATATAAATCAAGAATTATGAGATCAGTTCCGCATATGATTAAAGAAGCGTTAGACCATGAAGATGAACATAATCCTATGGCGAATTTTTTTAGTAATTACTATGGGGAAATGTTGAGAAGAGCTAATATTCATAAACCACAAGTTGTTACAAATAAGGAGGAAGGGTTTATTAAGTTACATGAAAGATACGGAGATAGTTTAGATAAGAAGTAAATAAGTTTTATCGCTGTCGAAACCCATCATTATTGATGGGTTTTTTATTTTATATGTATTTATAGTAAAAAAATATGTCATCAATAAATATAAAATTTCCATTGGAAGATGATAATGCTAAAAAAGGGCTTGTCTTATTAAATGAGGTAACTAAAGATTCACTCACTTCTAATTTAATATTACTTCTTCTCACCAATAAAGGTGAACGTTATTATCAACCAGACTATGGAACAAATTTATTACAATATATTTTTGAACCAAGAGATAATTTTACACTTGCTGATATACAAGAAGAGATTCGACTAACAGTAAAGACTTTCATACCACAGTTAGATATTGATGATGTTCAATTTTATACTGACTTTGATGATCAAAATGATCAACTACCTGCAAATCAGGTGGATATTGTGATTAACTTTACATTTTCAGAAGACACATTTTCTGAGCAAGGAACATTGAGGATAACTGTATAAAATGGAGCATTCAAGAGTATCATATAACAAAAGAACATTTAACGAAATTAAAGAGGAACTAATATCATTAGTTCAAGAGTATTATCCTGAAACACTGAAAGATTTTACTGATTCTAGTGTGGGTTCAATATTAATTGACCTTAATGCTGGTGTTGCTAATAACCTAAGTGTAAATACAGATAGAGCATTCCAAGAGACACAGTTAGAATTTGCACAGCAAAGAGAGTCTATACTTGGAATTGCTAAGAATCTTGGTTTCAATATTCCAGCACTTAGACCTTCGGTAACAGTAGTAGATTTTTCTGTTACAGTGCCTGTTAGAGGTGATCAACCAGATGAATCGTATTATCCTACATTATTGGCTGGTGCTCAAGTTGTTGGTGGTGGACAAGTTTTTGAAACCACTGAAACTATTGATTGGAGTTCACCAGTATCTAACTTGGGTGATCCTAATAGATCAATAATACCACAGTTAAATGCTAATGGTATTATTATTAATTATACCGTAACCAAGCGTGAAGTTGTTATTAATGGTTCACGTAATATATATAGAAAAACAATTCGAGATGGTGAAGTACAACCATTCTATAGATTAAGACTTCCTGATCCTGACGTTACAGCCATTGAGGATGTAATATTAGTGGCAGGTACTAACTTTACTAGTGACCCAACTGAATCTGATTTTAATAATCCTGAATTTAAATATTATGAGGTTGATTACTTGGCACAACAAAGAGTTTTTGTTGATGATCCTAATGGTGGTACTAATATAGCAACTACTGGTGAAACTGGTTTAAAAGCTGGATTATGGATTGATGTAGATCAAAAATTCATTAAGGAATATACTAATGAAGGTTTTTGTGAATTAACATTTGGTGCTGGTGATGCTGAATCTGATGCATTTAAGGATGGGTTTTTAAAAGCAGGTGTGACTAATCGAGCATTCCTTGATAATTATTTGGAAAACTCAGCACTTGGTCAGAAGTTAAGAAGAGATAGTACATTATTTGTAAGATATAGAACAGGTGGTGGTACTCAATCAAACTTGGGTGCTGGTTCATTAACTCAAACAGGAACATTTACATTAAATATTGGTGGATCAAGACAAGATTTTAATCAACAGGTTAGAAGAAGTTTTACTGTAAATAATCCGATCCCAGCTATAGGTGGTAATGATGGGTTAAGCATTGAACAGATAAGAAACTTAATTAAATATAATTTCTCATCTCAATATAGAGCAGTTACAGTTACTGATTATCTATTCCATGTCTATTCAATGAGTGGTAGATATGGTTCACCATTTAGAGCGAATGCATATAGAGAATTCAATAAGATTGTTATTCCAATACTTGGGCTTGATTCTTCAGCTAAGTTGAGTAATACCTCAAATACATTATTGAAGTCAAATATATCAGAATATCTTTCTAATTTAAGAATGGTTAATGATTATGTTGAAATTAGAGATGGTCGTATTTTTAATTTGGCTTTCGATGTTGAAGTATTTGTAAGTGAACAAAATCAGAATCAAATTGCAAACTCAATCATTCAATCATTAGTTGCCTATTTCAATATTAATAATAGACAAATGAATGAAGATATTATGATTACACCTCTTATTGAGCAAATTAATAATGTAGAGGGTGTGTTAAACGTATTGAGTTTAGTTGCATTCAATAAAGTTGGTGGTCAGTATTCGGTAAATGCTATTGAACAACCATTGGTGGATGTTAGTAGTGGTCAAATACAGCTTGTTAATCAAACAGTTTATTCTACTGAAGATAGTATGTTTGAGATAAAATTCCCTCAAAAGGATATAAGAGTAATAATGAGAAAGAAAGCAAATTTAGGTAGATAATAATGCAACCTGAGATTATAAAAAAAACCATAGTTCAAAAAACTAAAACACAATTAGTGTCTGGAAATGAAATAGAAGTTATTCCAGATACCGATGTTGTTTATAGTATGAAATTCTCATTAAATAAAAGAGAAATTGATTTAGGTTTTTTTGATGTTGTAAATGATCCTTGTGCTAATCTAGCGATCAGTGATATTTTATAGTCACTAATTTAGATACTGGAATAGTGACATTATAATTACGACAATAGTTATCTTTTTTTAAAAGAAATAAAAATGGCAATAATAACAGGAACAACTACAAGTAGATTAATAGAACTTAGAAAGTATAGAAGGACTGGTGATTTATCTCAAATATATTTCACTGGTGGTACTATAAATAATGATGGTATTGATATATTAACGTCAAGTGCTGATACTATAATTAACTACTATATTGGTGGAATCAAATTTATAGATATTTATGATAATAATAGATTAAATGCAACAGTATTTGAATTCACAATAACAAATGCAACTGCTGATAATCAATCTGTTAATTTTCCAATAATTAAGGACTTTTCAAAAGGAAATGTGGTGGGTAGACCAGAAGTAAAATCTGATGTATTTATTACAAGACAATCCCTGAGTGTTTTTGAAAGGCAATATAGATTGAGAGTTATTGATAATTTAAGTCAACTTAATTTTTATGCAGGTGGTGGTAATTTTAATATAATAGATAATATATAATGTCAGTAGGAAGTTTCGGAAATATAAGTATTTAGTTATATGAGGAAACTTACAACAGAAGAGTTTATCATTAAGGCAAAAAATATTCATGGTAATAAATATGATTATTCGGAAACATTATACCTAGATTCAACAAGTAAGATAAGAATTAAATATCATAAATATGGATTTTTTAAACAAAAACCATACGATCATTTAAATGGATGTGGGTGTCAAAATTGTAGGTCAGAATTAATTAGTGATCTATTTAGATCAAATACTATTGATTTTATAAAAAAAGCAGAAAAAATACACGGAAAAAAATATGATTATAATAGAGTTGAATATTCTAAAGTAAATGAAAATGTAGTTATTACATGTCAATTACATGGTGATTTTAAACAAAGACCACATATACACTTAAAAGGTTCTGGTTGTCCAAAATGCAATGAATCGAAAGGTGAAAAAAAAATAAGGAAGTATTTAATTAAGAATGGTATATATTATATGCCTCAAAAAAAATTTACTGATTGTAAAAATATTAATCATTTACCATTTGATTTTTATATACCTTCAAAAAATTTATTAATCGAATATGACGGTAGACAACATTTTGAAAATGTTTGGGGTGTTGAGTCATTAGAGAAAACAAAATTTAATGATAAAATAAAAAATGAATTTGTTGAAAAACATGAATTTAATTTGATAAGAATATCATATAAAGATTATTATAATATTGAAAATATTTTAAACAAAATATAAATAATGTCTATTGGAAGTTTCGGCAATATAAGACCTGCAGATATATCATTAAACGATATAGAGATATTTTACTCATACTCATCAACGAGAGCAAATAATAGTAATGAATTTATAAGAGTTGATCCTAACGATCTGCTTGAAGAAATTGCATTACCTGCTGATGATGAATTGGCTGCATCTGGTCAAGAAAATTTATTAGAGGGGATGTATAATCTCAATCTACCAGCTACGACATTTAATCAACTTGGTATCTACACAATATATTTAAGACCAAAGAAATATAGATTACAATTAAGTGATTGTGGTGTATTATCTGCATTACCTAACATAAAAGGTCTTGTTATCGACTCTAATGATCTACCAAGTGAATTAGTTGCTAATAACGCATTACAAGGGTATAGAGTAGAATATATTAACGATGATGGTACTAAGCTAAGGAATACCTCAAGATACGTTGTAACCTCTAATAAGGTTGTTCCAGTGACTGAGAATATTGGTAACACATCTCAATCATCTGTTAGATATAGATTTGATGATGCTGGTTCTCTTTTATTCTTACAAGTGACCCCTTCATCATCTTCCAATGTAAAACCAAATGCAAATCCATTTATAGGTAATCCAGATCAAACTATTTTACTAAGTAGTACTGGTTTCAATCCAGTAACAGTTGAAGTAGAATTTGTTGAGAATGATATAGATACGATTGTTGATTATGTAGGTGGTGAACAAATTAAGGATGTTGATAATGGTATATTAACATATTACACTTTAGATAATAATGGTAACCGTCAAATTCTTAAGCAATTCGATTTATATGAGATTAAAGATGATATAGGTAATGTTTCACTATATGAAGTGAAGCAGGAAAGACCTACTATAGACACTTCTCAAGACTTTGATGATATAACTGATAGTGTGGATGGATAATCTCCACTTAGTAGTATTTATAAAAAACGAAAAATAAGTGGCTAGAGTAAAAATAATAAATGGTCGTCAAGATGGTGACTTGGTTGGTGCTAATTTCACCAATTCGGCATCTCAAACTGTATTCAGGTTGGGTAGATTCTCAGTGGAAAGTAATTTCACTGGTAGAAGAGAACGTGATTATTCAAATGAATTAACTTCATTTGCCACACCAGTTACACTAGAGACTTTAAATATATCAGTAGAAGATTCTGAAAAGTTATTAAACTTCACTAATAATGTGAAGCTAAACTTAGATTATTCTGACATTAAGGGCTTTACTAGGTTTGGTTCTGCAGGTGAGATCATGCGTGTTTCATTACGAAATATAATTGATAAATATCCTGCAAGTATATTTGCTAATAATCAAACTGACATCGGTGGTAATGTTACAGCAATAGATTATACTTTTGATGAAATAGCAGATATTTCAACGTTTAGAATACCTAAAGTTTTCATTGATAACAGATATGAGATAATTACTGATAGAGGTAATATTACAACAACTGATAATCCATTAAGAAATCTAAATAATACTTTTGATAGATTTGTTGTTTGGAGAAAAAGCTTTAATGATGATTTTAGTCATGATGTTATAGGTTTTACTGGTTTTACAGACTCAAATCCTTTTATTACAATACAAGCCAGAGGTGATGTGTTCCAAGAATTCACTGGAACTACAATAGATGTACCATTCCATATAAGACCTAATATTGTCGAGTATAATAAATTCCGATCTGAATTAACGAATTTTGAGAAATATATTATAGGTGATAGAAAAGATGATAATAGTGGTTTTGATTTCATAATAAAAAATCCAAGTATTGGTGAAATTGGTTCAATAAATTATGATGATGAACTATTCACTTGGTCAACATTGGATGGTTATAATCCTGATATTGGCACTGGTTTGTTTAATATTTTCAGTGATGCTTTAATAGGTATTGGTGATAAATATGATGAAGTAAAAAGTGATTTAATAGCAAGACTATTAACACCTCAATCATTAAGAGTGTATGATACTACCCAAGAGGGTAAAATGAATAAGCTTTTAAAGATTTATGGTCGTGAATTTGATGAGATAAAAGTATTCATTGATTCATTGGTAAATATCAATAAAACATCATATAAGAAAGTAAACACTATTCCAGATAGATTAGTTAAAAACTTAGCTGAAACAATGGGATGGGATATTTTTGCTATAACTGAAGAGTCTGATATAGTTAATGCATTTTTCTCAACCGAAATAATACAAGATGATGATAATCTTCTTCCAGCCGAAATTGATATTGAGCTTTGGAGAAGAATTTTAATTAATACTAATTACTATTGGAAAACTAAAGGTACTCGTAATGCTATTAAGTCAATATTCAGACTTATTGGTATTCCCGAACCGTTTGTTAATATAACCGAGTATGTTTATACTGTTGATGGTAAGATAAATCCAGATAGTGTTACTCTAGAACTAGAGGATATACCTTCTGCATCATTCCCATATAATAATCAAGGGTATCCAATAGCTCCTGTTGAAACTAATGATTTCTTCTTTCAATTATCAGGTAATACTGATGGTGGTGAGACATATATTAATCTATATAGAGACCTTGGATTCAATGTTAATAGAACTGTTGATAATAAGAAGTCATGGGTTGAAGCTGGTAGTGTAGATAGAGTGCATTATTCGTCTCCAAATTACTACCAAGTCGATAGTAAACTGATTATTAATACCAAGGAAGTAGATGTAACATTAGATGCAGCACGAGGTGTTGAATATGATGTATTTTGTTATAATCAACAAGTCGATGATCCAATTACTTCTACTGGTGTTACAAGACCATATGTTTATGTAAACGTAGAACTTGATATCAATGATCCATTAGAATTTCAATTACCTGAATTACCATTAAGTGGTAGTGGAGTATTAATGAGTTTCAATGGTATTACTTTGACACCACCAACAGGTGTTACTGGTGGAACAGATTATGATTATGAGTATGTTGTTAATGGTGATAATCTTATTACAGCAGTAAGAATTAATGAAGCATTAGCTATTAGTGCGAGTACTACTGGTAGGGATGTTATTAGTGTTTCATATATTAGTGAAGATTTCTATAGTAATTTTAATGGTGGTACTGTTACTGGTTATACATCATTGAACTATGTAATTGATAGACCTAGAGTTATAGATGCAGGTGCTATATTATTGTTACCTCCGAATGTTAAAGCGAAGGGTGATATTCAATTAATCGTTGATGGTAAAACCATGACAAAGGGTACAAGTTTATTTACTGGTGATTATATCTTAGATAATTCAACTACTAATACTAGAGTCATTGTTCAAAATACAGCCTTAAAAACATATCTTAATAATGGTGGTATTGTTAGAACCACATATATTACTGATGATGGTGAGACTAATGCAATTAAGAAATCAGAGGCACATAGAGTTGATTCACTAAATAGTAATAAAATATTCTTTAATGGTGGTATTAATAGATATGTATATGTGATGAATTATGCAGCATTTGATGTGAATGCAGTTAAAATAACTGTTAATGGTATA